TCTTGGGAATGGATATCCCATTGCTGCTGCTTTTGCTGCTGATGGAGCATATCCAAAGTTGATACCTTTAGATAAGTCGATATATCCACCATCGCCCGCACCTTCTGCATCTGTTAACCAACCATCAAATAATGAACGCGCTCCATTTTTAAGACCTTTCCACATTGGGTCCCACATCATGTCCTTAGGTATTTGACCTTTAACTTTAGGGAATTTTACTCCAAACTCTGATAGTATTTTATCAAGTAATTTACCTGGTTTACCTACCCACTCTAACAAGTCTCCAGCTTTATCTTTAGCCCAACTACCTGCTGTGCCTAGTGCTGCTTTTGCTCCTTGTCCAATATCTGCAATTTTCTTAGCAGCTGGTTTAGTCTTAGCAGCACCTATACCTACTAAATCAGCTAAACCTTCTTTCAAGCCTCCGCCTGATGGACCGAATGCACCGATTGCATCAAATGCATGTTCATGATTTTTCTTCTTACGTTTCTTAAGCATATCTTTACCCATGCCTGTACCACTTGCGAATTTAGGTATCATTCCAGCTTGTTGTGCACGTTGTACACTTCTACCATTATGAACTATATCGCCTTTAGCAAGTGGAACTGTAACGTTTCTTCCTTTCGGAGCTATCATCTGACCATTAGCTTTTTCAATAACTTCTTGATGACCATTAGGACCTGAGCCGTTACCGCTACCTCTATCATTGACCATAGCCAAGCCTGGTGAACTAACTGCACCATTTGATACTGATAAACCGCCACCGACACCTGTGTTACTTGCTCCTGCTGTACCTGTGTGTAATGGTTTAATTTTCGTGTCTACTCCCAGTTTATCAGCTACGAAGTTTACACCTTTAATTAAAGAGTTTAAGCCTGTTTTGATTCCTTTAACCATGTTGTTGATTACATCACCTATTTTGCCAGCTAAACCTTTTAATCCGTTTTTCATATTTGTGAAAGTTTTACGTACACTTCCCCATAATGATGATGCGATTCCAGTTACAGAATTTTTGATAGAGTTCCAAATATTAACCATAGAACCACGAACACCGTTGAAAATATTACGCGTTGTTCTACTTAAAATGTTCCAAGTTCCTCGTATACCGTTCCACATTGAACGAACAACATTTGTTACTGTTTTTCTAATTAAGTTCCATACCCAAACTAAGAAGTTTTTGATTGAAGTGAATAATCTTCTAGTTACGCTAGCAATTGCATTCCAAACTCCAGTAATTGCTTTCCAAAGAGTTCTAGCTATTGTAGTTACTCTAATTCTGATATTATTCCATAGCCATATAGACCAATTTTTGATATAATTAAATATACGTCTTGTAGTTGATGCGATTGCATTCCAGATGTTTGTGATGCCTTTCCACATTAACCTCGCTACTGCTACTACTCTAGCACGTAGATTTCCCCATAGCCAAACTGCCCAATTTCGAACATAATTAAAAATTCTTCTTGTAGTTGAAGCTATAGCATTCCAAATTGTTGTAATACCTTTCCATAACAATCTAGCAATTGCCACTACTCTAGCGCGCATGTTGCCCCATACTGAAACAGTCCAGTTTCTAATATAGTTGAAAACTCTACGTGTTGTATTGGATATTCCGTTCCATATTGTAGTGATTCCACGCCACATTAATCTAGCTAATCCTACTACTCTATTTCTTAAGTTTGTCCATACTGAAACTATAAAATTACGAACTGCATTGAACACAGTTATTGATGTGCTTCTAATCAAGTTCCAAGCTCCACGTATTCCTGTCCAAATCAATCTTGCAAGAGCTACTACTCTTGTTCTGATGTTAGTCCAAACAGATACCGCAAAATTGCGCACTGCGTTAAATATTGTAATAGTAGATGACCTAATTAAATTCCAAGCACCTCTGATGCCCGACCATACTAGACGAGCTAATGCAACCACTCGAGTTCTAATGTTCGACCATATGAAGACTACGAAATTACGCACCGCATTGAAAACTATTGTTGTTCCTGTTCTCAAAAGGTTCCATGCTGCCATTACTCCCGTTCTGATAAGTCTAGCATAAAATAGAACTGATGTCCTGATTGCTGACCATATGAAAGTAAAGAATTTTCTTAGCCCACCAAATATTATACGGATTCCACCAACTAATGCAGTGAATGCCACTCTTACTCCAGTTGTTAATAAGCGTACCCAATACATGGTTGTGTTTCTAATTCCTGACCATACAACGCCCCAAACTGCTTTCAAAAGTATTCCGATATATCTAAAGAACCCAAGCATAGCATAAAATCTAGCTTGAACTATTATTATAATTCTTCCAAATAGATTACCCACAATAGAAACCAAACCATTCCATATAGCGCCCCACACGCTTCTGAATAATCCTCCTGCGGTTCTGAGCCATCCTACTAATCCATTCCATGCTGGATATAACCACGCTAAGAATTGACCCCATTTTGCTTGGAACCATGCACTAATATTACCGAACACAACTCCCCAGTCTATTGGTTTTATCTTAGTATTTAACCATACCAATGCTGCAATCAATGCTGCTATTCCTGCTATTACTGCTACAACTGGTAATGATATCGCACCTAATGAGACACCAAAAACCCCTAGTAAGCTACTAATCATAATTATTACTGGTGCTACTTGCCATACTATACCAATAAGTCCTGCTAGTGCCCCAACAAGTATTCCTACTGCTGGGTATTTAGTTATCTCTTTGAAAAACTCTGAGAAAGCTACTGCTGTCTCTAACATAAATTGACCAACAGGTGCCAACCCTACTAATAAGTTAACAAAGATACTTCCTAAGTTTTTAAGTAGTTCCCATACTTTAGGACCATTTTCCTCTAAGTAAGCTATAAAGTTTTTAAACCCTTCTGTACTTGACAAGTTTTTTGCCCAATCTTGGAACGACTGAGTTACACCTTGCATTCCTTTCATTACAGTTTCAGAATGTCCTGAGAATGCTTGGAATAAACTTATGATTCCACCGAACACATTGCCGAATATGTCTAATGTGATTGGTAAATTTCGTTTTGTATATTCTATAAATCTTGCTACTCCACTGTTTGTATCTGCACTATTTGCCCACTTATTAAATTTATTAGCCATGTCTTCTAACATGCCCGACATATATGTGAACAACGGTGAAAATTGTGTTACTAGATTTGCTACTCCATCTGTAACTTTAAATACAGCATTTAAGATATTTTGGAAGACTCGAGGTCCAATATCATTTAATACTCTAAACACCGCTTGCATATTTTTAGAGTTTGTAACCCAATCTTTCATCCTTGATGAAAATGCCGATATTTGATTTGCTGTTTTAGTTAAGAATGGATTTAATGTTGTTAGTGCATATCTGGCTATATTGATACCATTTGCCATAGTGTTAAATATTGCTCCACTATTTGCCTGTACTAACGCTTTCCATTGATTCTGTAGTCCTGATAGAGATGATTTGTAATGAGTTAAAGCTCCACTTGCGCCCATTGTTCCATCTTCCACCATTTGCAGAGCAGTTTGTGCTTGTCCTGTAAATGCTTTAACAGCTATTCCTGCTATACCAAAAGCTCCACCGATACCAATAGCTCCACCTGCTAGAGATGTTGCCATGCCACCTACACCAGCTAGTACACTAATTAAACTACCAGCGATTGGAACTAATGTGGATATATTTTGAATAAGTCCACCTATACCCATTCCACCAATAACCAAGCCGATATTACGGAAACTAGAACCTAATCTGTTGATTGTTGCACTTGCTTTATGTGATGCTCTAGCAAGGGTGTTCATTCCCTGTCTAGTTCTAGTCCCAGCATATGTCATTCTGCTCATTCCAGCTGCGACTCTGCCAGAACTTCCTGTCACCCTGTCCATTGACGCACTTACTCTTTGTTGTTTTAAAATTAAATCCTCATGTTTTTTCTGTACATTTTGAATAATTGTTGCTTGACGGTGATACACTGTTGAGTTTTCACTTACTCTATCTTTCAGAGAAGCTAGTGTCGCCTTTTCTTTTTCCATTATTATATTGTTGTTTCTTATTTGTTGACCTAATCCTGCATATTGTGTTTTTAATATGCCAAGTCTATTACCCATTGTTTTATAATGCTGTACTGCTTTTTTATTACTTACTTCAAGCTCTCTTTGTCTGATGTTTAGGTCTTTTGTGCTTGAGGATAATTCTATGTGCTTATCTTTTACTTTATCCATTTCTAAACGATATTTCTGTAGTTCATATCTCGCTTTCTCTCTAGCGCCACGAGTTCTACTAATTGCGTTGGCTTCATCATCAGTCATGTTGTTTACATCTTTGATTTTACTTGCTACTTCTGTGTATGCTGCCTCTGCATCTTCAACCGTTTTTGTCTGCGCCTTGATAGCTTTACCTAGTAATCTTTGACGTTCAGCTAATGCCTCTGCGTCCATACCTGTATCTTTAAACGCTTTCGATTGAGCTTTCAATGACCTGTTTAAACTTTTCAGTTCTCCCTTTGCTACTTTACTATCACGTATCATCGGGTGAATATCCATCGTTATGGTTGTGGATAACATAATATTATCTGCCATTCATTTTTGTGCTCCCTTCTAAAAAAACTATACATCTATATGTGTGCACACTTTTTACAGTTTTCATATTGGATGCTATGTATAAAATATCAGTTTTATTATATGAAAATAAGACAAAAAAATAAATGGGAGACAAGACAACATACCGTTATCATTGTCCCCCTATTTGTTATATCATTCTTAACATTTCTTCCGGTGATTTAGCTCCAGAGTTAGCACGTTTCTTACCTTTGGCTCTGTCGCTACCGAATATATTATTAAAGTCTTTCATGTCGATATCATCTATCTCATGAAGTTTATAGTTTCTGTTATCATGTAAATCACGATAGAGTTTGTAGATGTCTTCTACTACTTGCTCGGCGCTCTTTTCACTGGTGCTTTCTTCGCCGCTGGCTTGCCCTTTGTGTCTGCTACTTGGCTAAAGATGCCCTCTACTATCTCGTTAAATTCTTCCATATCGTCAAACTCTAAACCAAAGTTTAACTCATCGAATGAGAATTGGTTTCCGAATAATGCTACAATTGTAAATGACATTTCGTCAATAACTTCTAAGCCGTTATCGTTTTCGTCTGTTGCGCTTGCTTGTAGTGCTTTGATATTTTTATCCATTTCAGCTAATCTACGCATAGCACCTAAACTAATTTTTTCCTTAGTAAATTTCTTTTCTTTACCTTCAATATTTAATGTAATTTCTAACATAATTTTCTCTCCTTGAAATAATTTATTATTTTTTTATTTGTTTAAAAATTGTTTTGTTTCGTGAATCAATTTAACATAATTATAACTTGCAAAATCTTTGCTATAATTATTTATATTAACTTCATAAGGTGTACTGTTCGTGTACGTTCCTTTGAAGAATAATTCTGTTCTATCTTGTGTAACTCCAGCGTTATGAAAAATCTTTCTTTCATCCCACTTCTTAATATCATCAGTTGCCCATGTAAATTCCATATCTTTCGATACTCTAGGCATTTTCTCAAAGTAAGGCATGTTCCATAATGTAGCGACCATTTCCTGACACCACTTCTGATAGTTTGTTTGCCTGTCCTTAACGTATAACCATAGTTTAATACTATCTTCATACACTTTCTTGAAATATTCTGATGTTGGCTTTGACATAATATACTGTGCGCCAATAGAATTTTTATTCATTCTCTTGACATCATCAATTGATATTCCTACTATCTCAGCCATGTCTTTTATTAACTGTTGACCGTCTTCGCATTGTATGATATAATCATAATTAAGATAGCCGCCACAATCTGAACCGTACCAAACGCCTTCTAATGGATTTGGAATTTCAATTTCCTCGTTAATAATAACATCTGAATCCATAAAGAAATAAGTTTCGTTTTCTCTTGTTTTATCTTCGTTGAGATAACGATACATTAGATAAGGTTTGATGCTCGGTATATATGTTTTATCAAATCTATTATCATCATATACATGAACATTAACACCTAATTTTTTAATATTATTAACAACTTCGTCTTTATGCTTTGAGAATAAGATTACAATATCTTCTTTCTTTATTCCAATCTTTAACATTGCATAAACACAAATTTCAACTTCCCACTCAAATCGTAACACAGCAGGTTGTGCCATTATATATTTCAAATGTATCATCTCCCTTTTTAGATAGTTTATTTCAATATGTATACTCCCCATTGTTGGGGAGGGTCTAAGTACTACTACTCTTTCAACTTTTAACCTTCTACGGTTGTAGTTGTGGTTGTAGTTGGCTCTTCCGTTGTCGTTGTTGTCGTTGTTGCTTCTGTTGTTGTAGTTGTCGTAGTCGGAGCCACAGTAGTTGTGGTAGTAGTGACACTAGGGTAAAGTTGTTGTTGTAGTTGTTGTAGCTGCTCCATCACCATGGATAAGGTTCATGAATGCTTCTTCTGTGAAACCTGGTGCTTTGTCGTGTACACGAGCATATACTAAACCGTCAGTACGAGGAATGAATGTTCCTTCTAATTCTACTTGGTCTTGTTGTTCTGGTGCTTCGTCTTCCATTGTTTCTGCTGAACTTGATGGTAAACCGAAGTTTCCGCGAGTTGCACCGAAGTAGATGAATGAACCGTCATTACATTTGTATTTCCATGATACTGAAACGTATGGTGGAATTAAATCTTTAGAGTACATTTCAATTCCGTCTACAACGTTAACACCGATTAATTCAGCGCGTTCATTTGATTCTAAGTCTACGAAGTTACCTGTGATTGTAGCACCTGTAACACCTGAGTTTAATACTAATGCTGTTTCGTTATCTGCGAATACTTTACCTTGCTCTGATTCGATTTCTAATTCGATTTCTTGTAAGCCTGGAATTGCTAATAAATCTCCAACTTCTTCAACGCCGTTACCTACTTGTTTACGCATTACGAAATCTTGACAACCTATAACTACTTTATTTTTAGCCATAACTTAAATTTCTCCTTTATTTATATAAATTTTGTATCTCATGAATGAATTGTATAAATCTGAAAGTTCATCGTATTGTGAATTCTGATTTATCATAACGCAATTGTGTTCGTGTCTATATTTTTTATTTATATAAGTTGATATATCAAAACCTTGTGTTATACTGGCAGTGAACACCTCTACCGAAAAAACCAACTCATATATCTGACTATCGTTATCATTCCAAACTTTTTCCAACATTGTGATTGGGGTCATGCGAATCATTGGCGCATATTCATGTTTTCTGTATTCTTCTCTAATCGAATGAGTAAAAATAAAATTTTCATCATCTTCATTGATTTTTCTCATACTGTCCAACATTTCTGCCAATTCAACATCATTATTTAAAGCATCATATACTTGTAAGAAAGGGTCTTTAGCCATAATTATTTGCCTGCCTTTCTTAGAGCATCTTTAAATACCATCATTATAGGACCGAACATTTCTCTGTCCGTTTGCTCCATAAAGTTTTGTGCTGGTTGATGTATCGAACCTCTCACAACAGTACCACCGTCAGGAAAGTGCATGTACCAACCTAATCCTTTTGTTCTAAGGAAACCAACTTGAGATGTCGGTCTTAATCCACTTGTCTTAACTCTTGTTGTTTTGATGTGGTCTGCTGAGTGTCGAGGGTCTTCGTATTCTCCATCGAATAGTTTGCCTTGTTTATTCTCGTTACGAGGAGCGTTCATTGATAGTCTAGCTGCGTACATTTTAGCTGCCTTACTAACTGCTCTTTGTGCCTGTAAACGAGATTGAACAGCCAACTCAACAAATGCTTGGTCGATTTGAGCATCGCTCATCTCTTTACCTTCTCTACCTTTTCTACTCATAAAGCTCACAACCTATCATCGTGTAATCTTGGTCTTGATGATTAGGTTCCATCTTGACAATCTTGTAAATATGACCTTTAAATCCTATTTTCATGTCCGATTCAATTTCAATTCGTTGCTGATATCGAACAATTAAATTTAAAGTTACTCTACGAGAATCCATTGTAATACCACTTCTACTGTCTGTAGAAGTCATGAATTCTTTTAAGTTTGATTTTAAAACTTCACAGTAGATTGTATTTACTACTGTTTCTACATCTTCGTATTTACCTTCGCTATTTTTAACTTTTTTAATGTCGATGATTTCACATCTGTTATTTAATCTTCTTGCTTTCATTATTTATCATCTTCATTCTTAGAAGCTCTCGGCTTGCGTGCTGTTTTCTTAGGAGCAGCTTTAGCTTTGACTTCCTCTGTGTAGCCTGGTAATCTTTCTTGAATGCTCTTAGCTCTTACTTCTGATACTTCAATTTCTCGTCCTATTTCAAATACTTCTGAGAAATCATCTGCGTTTCTAAAGGCTTTTTTAACAACTAATTTAACCATAAATAAATCACTCCCAACTTTTCGTTATTAAGGAATCGGAATTTCTCCGCCCTCATTACCATAATCGAATGTGCCTGTTACAACATCTAATTTCGGATAACCTAGCACAGTGAATTGTTTAAACCTGTGTCGGTCTAAAATTAATGAGAACGCGAATCCCAATCCTCTACCCTCTTGTGCGCTAAATGTTGTTATAGCTTTTTGGTCGTACCATTGTTGGATGATGTATAACATTGCAACATCGAACTCCTCGGGATATCCACCCTCAAAGTCTTCAAGTTTTCTATTTAAGTATGATTCAACAAATGAGCTGCTAGCAGTTAAAAGTAATGTAATAATTGCATCGTCTGCATCATGTTCAACTCTTAAAAAAGTTTTCACTGTTTCCATATCTAATGCCATTCTAAATTACCCACTTTCTTATATTCATCGAAACCATCAACATACTCATCAATTCCATCCATAAGATATGGATTTAATACATCTACAATATCGAGTTTTGTCCATTCAACTGCTCGCTTAATATCAATCTCAAACTCGCTATTATTTTCGACAAATTCATATTCAGCATCATCTTTCAAATACATAAATTGTTGTAAAGCCCTTACGACAACCTTATTTTTCATTCGGCATTTTCCTTCCGTAAGGTATTCATGTGCCTAGACACTATGTAAAAGAGGACGAGATAACTCGTCACTCTATATATTAACCTGCTACTTGTGCTACAACAAGTGCTTGAGGATTAATAACTGCTCCGTCCATGTAACCATCGAATACTAGTAATTGAGTACCGTTTAATGATTGTTGAGTGTCTCCAGATACATATTGTAACTTGAAGCCTTCTTTAACCATGATACCGTATGCTTGTGATACGTTACCGAAGATGATTCCATCTGCTTCTACTAATTGGTCAGAAACTACTACTGGTAAACCTAATAGAGTTTGTTGTAATTTACCGTTAACAACTCCACCTTGTACATATTTATGACCGTTACCGTCTTTAAGTTGAGTTAATTTACCGAATAAAGCACGAGACATGATGAACTGAGAACCGTCTAAATATGCAGGTTGAATTGCATTATAGATGTCAACAATTGCGTCATAGTCTACAGTTGCAGGTAATGTAACTTTGTTTAATTCAGCCATAGATAAAGCGTTAGCTGATAAAATTCCTTGGAATTGGTCATCAGTGTTTACGCCTTTTAACGCTGAACGTTCAATAGCTTCGCCTGTTTTCTTAGCTAATTTATTTACTGAATAGTTAACGATATCGAATCCAGCATCATTTACTAATTGGTTAGTTAAAGTAATAGCTGCACCTACACGTTTTTGTCCTAATTTAACTGTGTCAAATTTAGCACGGATTGATGGTACTTCTTCGTTTTCTCCAACGAAACCAGCTTGGTCTGTTGAATTGTCAATCGGAATACGTAATTCGCCTTTTACTGAGTTGAAACGCATAGCTGAACCGAATACGTTAGAGAATGATTCGATTTTTTCAATGATTTCTTGTGCTACTGTTACTGGGATAATAGAAGCTCCGTCACCTGTAGTATTAACATACTGCGCACGTTCTTCCCCTTCTTGCTTACGTAAAAATTGTTCAATTGCTCTTGTTTCTGATTGTTTGTTTGACATGTCTCGTTCCTCCACTGATTTTTCATTTTTTTGTAATTCTAATGCTTCGATTGTTGCGTTGATATCTACTATTTCATTTTTAATTGCATTAAGCTTATTGCTTTCGTCAGAATTTACTGAACGACTTTCTTTTTCAACACTATTTAAAATAACATCTGATTGCTCAAATAAAGAGTTACGTTTTTCAACTAATTCTTTCATATTCATATTATTCTTGACCTCCGCGTAATTGCTCGAATTCTGCTCTAAATAAAGAAGAAGCACGAGTTTCTGATTCTACATCTGGCGTTCTGTTTCCAATACCAGCTTGCTCAGTTGTAGTTGTAGTAGTAGTTGGTGCAGCAGTTGTAGTTGTTGTAACAGTTTCTCCATTTTGTACACCTGGTACATCGTCAGGATGTGAACCGTCAAAATCTGCTACTGCTCCTGATTGTGATTCAGGTTCGTTAATAACTTTACCGTCTGCATCAGTTACAGGAACTTTAGTGTCGTCATTGTATGAACCTTGACCATCAATCTCTTTATCTCCTGCATACTTAGAAGTGTCTTCGCCTTCTTTAATAACTTTATGGTTAGCGTGAACTTCTCCTTCTGCTACTCCTGCTTGCTCCGAAGATTGTTGTCCTGCTGCATAATTGTCTTTCTGTACATTTACATCGTCACCGTTTTCGTCTTTCCCTATCGTTCCTCGCAATTCTTTTACTTCTTTTGTCAATTCTGTGATTGCATTAAAAAGTTGGTCAACTGAACGTTGTTCCATAGATATTGCCTCCTTTATATTTTGTGGAACTGTTTCGTTAGATACGTCTAGTCCACGACTAGAAATAGTAGAAGCTGCATAAGCAGGTCTTCTCACTGCTGATACTTCAAGCAATGCTAAATCTGTAACAGTTCTTTCGTATAAGTCTGAGCGCACCGAACGCCAATCATCTTCTACTGCGTAAAAACCGAATGACATATTAGTGATAATTCCACTCTTAATCATTTCGTAATAGTCACGCCCTGTCGATGTATTAATAATCCTTGCTTCCATGAACAATCCTGTATCATCTTCCGATAATGTGAGTGTGCCATTTTTTGTAGAAGCAAGAACTAATGAATCGTCATGCTCAGCCAAGAAATCTATATCGTCTCCATCATTCACTGACTTATTAATTGCTCGTGTGAAAGCACCGGGTGCTATCTTTTCGACAAATTTATCCTCAAAACCTAGCTCATATGATAGTTGGTTAGTCATATTGACATATCCTGAAACCATCATATCACCGTCAGAAGTCATGTGTGTTTTCTGTATACGAACTTCTAAATTATTCTTTGCGCTGTTTCTCGTCATCGTCTTTCTCACCTTCCTTAATATCCTTGTCTAAGTTATCAGTATTTGAATCATCTTTCACTTGTTCTTCATTACTAACCTTTTCATTTGGGTCTTTATTCGGCTCCAACTGTCCATCGTCTCCTTTTATAGAGTCAACGGGATTTTCAGGGTCGAACTCAATACCCATATTAGGATTGAACGCTCTGCCTGTTTGAGTGTTGTAGAATACTTTCCCTTGTGATAAGAACATGTAATTGTTTTCAAGTTTAGGAAGATTTAATACTTTTCTTATTTCATTTTGCGTTACTGAACTTGTTTCGTTTAGAGTTTTAGCAATTTCTGCTTTCTCTTGTTCAGTTACAACTAATATTGCAGAAGTGTCGAATTTGAAATATAATCCTGATTTCTTTTCGCTTTCAAGCAACATTGTTTTGTTTAACGCTTTTTCGATATTAATTAAGATGGGTTCTAATGTGTATTGTAAAAAGTGAATATTGTTTTCTTCGTTTGAATTGTACTTATTTGCATTAGCATTTATCATTGATTCAGGAATGTTAAATAATCTTGCTATATCAGACAAATGACCTTTTTTAGAATCAGTTAATTCTAATTCATTTGGTTTCATTGATACAGGTTGGTACTCCAATCCTTCTTCAAGTAATACCGTCTTACCAGCTTTGCCGGTACCCGTGTATAACGCTTCCCAGTCTTGTCTTATACGACCTATTGCTTCTGGGCTTAACTGTGTAGCTGATTTTAATACTGCTAATGGAAGTGAACCATTTTTCAAAATTGACGAAGAATAATCAATTTCGTCTAAGGCTGCTGAAAGTATTCTGTGACCTTCATTAAGTATGCCTCTTGGTTTGAATCCGTCCTCGGTGTCCTTTAAGATACACGCAACATCAATTGTTTTAATTGTATCTTCTGGCTGACCATCAAGATGTATTTTATATTTAGTGATATACCCTTGTTCTTCAAATCTAATAACTGATATTTTTTCTACTGGTAATCTGTATAAATCCTTCACAGCATTACTGCGAACTTTCTTACGAACGTATAAATACGAACCGCCATAGAATAAATAATCTGTAACCAAACGCTTTTTAAGCGTTGTGGAAGTTTGTGCGTCATTAGGTTCTTGGTTTAGCAAAAATAGTCTATCGTCATCTTTTATCAGTTCTGCATCGCCCTCACCATCTGTTGTGTACAGATTGATAGGAAGTTTTGCAATCGCTGATGTGATTAAGTTGATAGAGGAAGCTACGGCTGGAATTTCCATTGCCTCTGCCTCTGTTATTTTTGTATGCCCTGGTCTGTTTTGTACTACAAAGCCATCGCGTGGTACTGATTGATGGAGTTGTTTTTTGGACCCCGAAGATTTAACGTTTTGTCCTGATAATTGTTTAATAATATCATCTAATAATGACACACGTTAACCTCCTTGTTTTTTAAAATGATATGAGACCTCTGTGTTCATACACTGTACTTACATCGCCTAATTCTATATCGGCAACCCATAAGTTAGTGGCGTTGAGGAGTGAAACTACCATATCAATTTTTCCTATACTACGTTTCTTGTTTAAGAATGATTTCATGTTGCTATCATAAACAACACGTACATTTTTAAAGTTTATTTCCATTAAATCATTTGGTTCATAATACCACTTACCTGATAAGATTGTTTCTTTAATCTTTTTGTTTGTGGAATGTAAAGTGTTACCGTTTTGTCCAATTACTGTTGTTTCTATCTTGCCTTCTTGTGACCACCTATTTGCTGATGATATTGCATTATGCCTGTCATATCCAATTCCTTTGATTATAACGCCATATTTTGCTGGTAGGCTCATTACAAAATCTTCTACAAATCTATAATCTATAATTCCTTCTCCACAAAAGAAGACCCAACCACTATCTCGCATTGAGAAATAATCAAGTCGTTCAACTGCGGTCTTTTCTTGTGCTCTATCGGTTGGCAAGAACGCCCATGACATATTATAGAATGCGTCATTTTCAGCATCATAATGCACCATAGCAATTGAAGTATTATCGTTTGTAACCGACATATCGACTCCGATGTATACTTCCTTGCCTCTCCAATTAATTTCTTTTTCTTTTACTCTACCTCTTCGTAATTCATCAATAGTCACGTATTGTTCTGCTACGTCCCCATCTATAAAT